CTTTCTAAACCTAAACCTAAACGTAAATCCAAGGCTAAAGCTGTTTCACAGGCTAAAGCTGTTTCACAGGCTAAAGCTGCTCCTATGATGTTTGATGCTGCTCTACAGTCTAAGAAACAAGAGCCTAAGTCTAAAGCAAAGAAAAAAGAAAGTATGTCAATTTTTGATTTTGCAGCGGGTAAAGGAGCAACTCCTCGTTTTAAACAAAGAAAATCAAAACCGGGAGAGGTTACACTTTTTGGTTTTGATGTAGATGTAGACAGCACTGATAAAGGCATGGCTATGGAAGAGTTTGATTCTAAGTATGGTGGTCAAATTAAAGGCACAGTAAAGCGTCGTATGGGTGGTAAAGTACGAGGCTATGGAAAGGCTATGCGTGGTTACTAAAGAGTTTCTTATTAGGTACAATAAGTCTGTTCAAGAGGGTTATGATGATCCTACTTTAATAGATAATTCAGGAACTAAACCTAATAAAGAAGACTATGCAGATTTTAATGAATATATAAACAGTCTTTGTAATTATATGAGAAAAAAATTTAGGTATACATATGGCAGTAAAGCGAAAAAGAAAGCCCAGTAATATGAAGGGCATTACGATTGGTAGGGGCATGAAGCGTCCTACCAAGGCTGGTGCTGGTATGACTAAGAAGGGTGTTGCTAAATATCGTAGGCAGAATCCCGGCTCTAAACTAAAGACTGCTGTAACCGAAAAGAAACCTACAGGCAAACGTGCAGCAAGGCGTAAGTCGTACTGTGCAAGGTCTGCTGGACAAATGAAGAAATTTCCAAAGGCTGCTAAAAATCCTAATAGCAGACTAAGACAAGCCCGTAAAAGATGGAGATGTTAATGGCACCTAAAAAACTTACAAATAGACAAAAGACTACACTTAAAAAACATTCTAAACATCATACTAAAAAACATATGACTAGTATGAAAAAGTCAATGAGAAAAGGAAAAACTTTTGGGGCTGCTCATAAGAAAGCCATGAAAAAAGTAGGTCGATAGTGCGTACAAAACGTGATCCTAAAGTAGGTACTGGTAAAAAACCTAAAGGTTCTGGTCGAAGACTTTATACTGATGAAAATCCAAAAGATACTGTTAGTATAAAGTTTGCAACTCCAGCAGATGCTAGAGCTACAGTAGCAAAGGTTAAAAAAATAAATAAGCCTTATGCTCGTAAAGTACAAATACTTACTGTGGGAGAACAACGTGCTAAAGTTATGGGTAAAACTCAAGTAGCTTCTATATTTAAAAAAGGTAAAGAATCTATTAGAAAAGCAAGAGGTAGTAATGGCAAACGTAATAAAGCGTAAGAAAGGCGGTACAGCTACCAAACGTGACCCAAAGAAGTGGGCTGCTGCTAAAGCTAAAGCAAAGCGCAAGATGGGTGGTAAACACTCTGCCAGAGCTATGCAACTTGCTGTTAAGTATTACAAAGATGCTGGTGGAACTTATAGCGGTAAGAAAAAATCTACTAATAAACTTTCAAAGTGGAGCAAACAAAAATGGCGCACGAAGTCAGGCAAACCCTCCAGCAAAACCGGGGAGCGTTATCTACCGGAGAAAGCAATCAAATCCCTATCGTCAAAGGAATATGCAGCGACCACCAGAGCAAAGAGAAAAGGGACTGCTGCCGGGAAGCAGTTCGTGAAGCAGCCAAAAAGAATAGCGGCTAAAACTAAAAGGTATAGAACGTAATGGCAGTATCAGGAACATATGACTTTAACCTTGATATAGACGAGGTTATACAAGAAGCTACGGAAATGATTGGGGGTGAAGATACTCTTGGCCACGAACCTGCTTCTGCACGCCGCTCTATTAATCTCATGCTTAAAGATTGGCAGAATAGAGGTGTGCTTCTCTGGACTACTTCTGTTTCCAGTGTAACTGTAGCTGCCAGTACTACAACCTATTCTCTTGCCTCTTCTACTATAGATGCTCTGGAAGTTGTTCTTAACAGAGACAGTACTGATATACAGCTTGAGCGCATTACTCCTGAAGAATATCTTCTTATTCCTAATAAGACACAGACAGGTCGTCCCAATCAATACTCTATACGTAGAGAAAGAGATAATCCTGTACTGTCTGTATGGCCCCTTCCTGATAATTCTACAGATGTTTTGAAGATGGAAATTATTTCTGAGCTTCAAGATGTAAATAAGTCTGCTATACAAAATGCAGATTTACCTAAAAGATTTTTACCTTGCCTTACATGTGGTCTTGCTTATTACATGTCAATGAAGCGACCTCTTGTTCCTGAGAATAGAATTATGATGTTAAAGGCAAACTATGAAGAACTTCTTATGAGAGCAATGGAAGAAGACAGAGAAAGAGCCTCTATGTTTATTCGTCCAAGACTAAGGTATATTTAATGGCTACCACTAAAAATGCACTGGCTATGTGCGATGTATGTGGGTTTGTATATCCACATCGTATAATGCAAATGAACAGTTATGGGATGCTGGTATGCCCAGAAGACTTTGAAGGACAGTTTGATCTGAAGAACCATCCTCAAAATCATGTGCCTGATGTAAGAGATAATCCAGCTATTCTTAATCCTCGTCCTGATACAGGCGGACGTAATCTTGAATGGAGTCAGGCCAGCACAGCTTGGGGATCAACAGAGAAGTATTGGAATCTAATATGAGCGATTTAACAAGTCAACTAATATCAAATACATATAAGCAGATTATACTTGTTAGTTCTTCAACTAGCAATACTGGTGTAGACACTTCCCTGAAAGCAGTCCAGACAGGTGATGGTGTTAACACTGCCCTGAAGGTAGCTACCAATGCAGTACAGATTACTGGTGCATTAGGAGTAGATGGGTCAGTCTCTCTGGATGGAAACTTACATGTAGATGATAAAGTATGTGCCAGCAGTTTCTACGGAGACGGTTCAAACCTGTCTGGTGTGACTGCAACGATTGCTGGTAACATATCAGTAAGTAATGCCACGGTAGGTGGTACTCTTTATGTTGGCGGCACGGCTACTCTGGCTGGCGCTACACATCTGCAAAGCACTGTATCAGTTGGTGGGGCTGCACAGTTTGGCTCTACGGTAACTGTATCAGGCGCTGCACAACTACAAAGCACAGTTACGGCTGTGGGGGCTGCAACATTTAAATCTACAGTTACAGTAGAGAATGCAGCAATACTTAAAAACAATGTTTCAGTTGGTGGTACGTTTGCAGTGGCTGGTGCAGCTACCTTCACCTCCAAAGCGGAGTTTGATAATGATGTATCAGTTAGTGGACGTTTGGATGTTGCTTCTTCTGTTTGTGTAGGAGGCATTGCAAACTTTGCAAGTAATGTTTCTGTAAGCGGAAATTTAAATGTTGTTGGTAATGTAACTGCTGCTGAGTTTTATGGTGATGGTTCTAATCTTACAAATGTGGAAGCTGAACTTGGTATTGCCACAAACATTTCCGTATCAGGATTTATAAATGCTGGTGGTAATGTATCAGTAAGTGGTACTTTCAATGTTGTTGGTGCTGCTACATTTAAAGATAATGTAAGTGTAAGCGGCAATACTAATCTTGGCGGCACAGTCACAGTAGGTGGTGCAGTAAGTTTGGCATCAACTCTTAGTGTAGGTGGCGCAGCTAACTTTGCAAGCACGGTTACAATAGCTGGTGCTAATGTTCAAGCAGCGAATGCAAGAGTATGTGCAAGTGCTTATTATGGAGATGGTTCTAATCTTACAAATGTAGGTATTAGTGGAAATGTATCTGTTAATAATGCAACTATTGGCGGAAATTTATATGTAGGCGGAACAGTAACGGTAGCAGGGGCTGCAATATTTGAAGATAGTGTATCCGTATCAGGTAATGTGGACATAGCAGGTAACACCTCAGTAGGTGGAACTCTGATGACCACAGGAGCCGCCACATTTGATGATGATGTATCTGTAAGTGGTAATACAAATCTTGGTGGTACAGTAACTGTAGGCGGGGCAGTTAGCCTTGCATCAACCCTCAGTGTGGGAGGTGCAGCAAACTTTGCCTCTACAGTGACCATAGCAGGGGCTGTGAGCCTTAACTCTACTCTCTCGGTAGGTGGGGCTACCCATCTTGCCAGCACCGTCACAGTGGCCGGAAAAGCCATCTTTGAAGATAGTGTATCTGTAAGTGGTAATGTAGATATAGGAGGTAATGTTTCAGTAGGTGGAACGCTCTTTGCTGCTGGAGGAATTACTTATGATGGAGATGTATCTGTTAGTGGTAACTTGGCCGTTGGCGGTAATACTTCTATTGGTGGTACGCTTAGTGTTACGGGTGCAGTATCTCTTGCATCTACTCTTAGTGTAGGAGGTGCAGCAAACTTTGGAAGTACTGTAACGGTAGCTGGTGCGGTATCGCTAGCATCAACTCTTTCAGTAGGGGGAGCAGCACACTTTGCAAGTACAGTTACAGTAGCTGGGGCAGCGATCTTTGAAGATGCAGTATCAGTATCAGGTGCAGTAGATATAGCTGGTAATACTTCTATTGGTGGTACACTTATAACCACAGGTAAAGCAGAGTTTGAAGATGATGTATCTGTTTCAGGTAACTCAAACTTTGGCGGAACAGTTACTGTTGGTGGAGCAGTATCACTAGCCTCTACACTATCAGTAGGTGGTGCAGTAAATCTTCTTAGCACTGTTACTGCTACGGGCAACTCAGGCTTCTTAGGAACTGTCAGGGTTAGTGGTGCAACCTCTCTGGAGGGTACTGTACATATTACAGGTACAGCTACAATTACAGGTAACTCTGGTTTCCTTGGTACTGTCAGAGTATCTGGTAATACTTCTCTGGAGGGACAACTACAACTAAGCGAGTCTGCTGCGGCTGCTGTACATACCACTGCAATTAACGGTGTGACATCTGTATCCCTAAACTTTGGTATAGCACAGAACTTCTTTACTTCTGTTACTGCTGCACATACACTGGCACGACCTACCAATGCAAGAGTAGGACAGGTTGGTAGTATTCTGTTTATGCAGGATGGCGGCTCTGGTACAGTTGCTTATAATGCCTGTTGGAACTTTATTGGCGGCACAGCCCCAACATTATCAACAGGCGATAATGCAATGGATAGATTAGATTATATAGTAGTTTCAGTTTCTTCTGACGATACTGCTGAAAATATTCAAGCAGTTATGACACAAGCTTATAGTTAGGATTAATAAGAATGGTATTTAGTAATAATCTTTTAATGGGTGCTGCTGGTCAAGCAACAGGATATGAGATTGATCAGAGCATTCGTTTTAACGACGACGATTCTGCCCATTTGTCTCGTACTTTAGGTACTGCAAGTAATCGTAAAATTTGGACATATAGTCTTTGGATTAAAAGAGCTAATCTTGGTACAAGGCAAATGTTTTTTACCGTAGCTGCTGGAGGAGGCGCACAAGGTATCCTTGAGTTTGACCAAGGCGATGGCGGCAATGGGGGAATGGATAAGCTAGTTGTTAACAATGAAACTAGCGGAACAACTGCACTGAATTGGGAACTTGAAATTGCGTTTCGTGACCCAGCAGCATGGTATAATTTTGTTTTTGTATACGACACCACGCAAAGCACTGCGAATGATCGTTTCAAATGTTTTGTGAATGGCGCATTACAAACTGAGTGGGATAGAAATTCAACTCCCGGTCAAAATGAAGAACAAGCTTTTAATAATGCTTTAGACCATAGAATTGGTGAAGGCCATATAGCAAACTTTTACTTTGATGGTTACATGGCCGAAATACATTTCATTGATGGCACTGCAAAAGCTGCGTCTGATTTTGGTGAGTACAACGATGATGGCGTCTGGGTGCCGATTAAATATGAAGGGTCTTACGGAAACAATGGATTTTACCTAAAAGGGCAGGACAGTTCTGCACTTGGTGATGACACTTCAGGAAATGGGAATGATTTTGCCAGCAGTGGCTTGGCAGCGGCGGATCAAAAATCTGATACGCCGACTACAAACGCATCAACCCTTAACCCACTGTGGGCCGGGGCAACATTGTCTGATGGCAACCTCGTAGCAACCGCAAGTGCTGATGCGTATCAGTGGGCTACATCAACATTTTCAATTGATGACGGTGGTAAATACGTTTGTGAATTTCAGAAAAGTGCCGGTACATTTGGCTATGTCGGTATCTTCCAACTTGGAAATCACAATGCAACCACCGGCAACAACTATATGTACGCCTATAATCTTGGAACAGGTGAAATTGTAAAAAATTCAAGTGTAGTAACTGATCTTGGAACTGGTGCGGCCAACAGCTTAATGCGTATTGAATATGATGGCAGTAATGACACTATTGAGATATTTGATGATGGTACAGAAATCTTTCCAGCATCAACTGGTGTATCAAATACTGTTGGTTTGACAGGACAAAATTCTTTGCACTTTGGCTGTGCGCCTTATGCGAGCGGCACAATTATCACAGCAACTTTCCAAGGTTTAAGCGGAACACCAACTACCAATTTTAAAGAGTTGACAAGTGCTAATCTTTCCACACCAACAATCTCTGATGGATCAAAGTATTTTCAAACCACGCTGTATAACGGAACTGGCAGCGAGCTTGAAGTAAATCAATCTGGCAACTCAACTTTTGAACCAGATTTTGTATGGATTAAAAATCGTAGTAATGCGGGCAACGAACATGATTTATATGATGCTGTTCGTGGTGCAACAAAAGCAATATTTTCTTCTGCGGCAAGTCCTGAAAGCACTCAGACACAAGGTCTAAAAAGTTTTGACAGCGATGGTTTTACTGTTGGCACCCGTGGTGAGGTAAACACAAGCGGATCAACTAATGTTGCTTGGCAGTGGAAAGAAGAAGCAACCCCCGGTTTTGATATTGTTACCTATACGGGTAACAAAACTAACCGCACAATTTCACATTCGTTAGGAGTTGCTCCAGAGTGGATTGTTATTAAAGACACTTCAAACACTGAGAGTTGGGTTGTTGGTCACAATTCGATTGGCTGGACAAAAAACCTTTTTCTTAATCTGACTAATGCCGAGGCAACCAGTTCATCAATCTGGCAAGACACTGCGCCAACAAGTTCTGTTTTCTCAATCGGAACAAGCGACGGTGTAAACAAAGTTGGAACGCATATAGCGTATCTTTGGGCATCGGTTGCTGGATTTTCAAAGTTTGGTTCTTATACGGGCAATGGCTCCGCAGATGGGCCATTTATTTTTACCGGGATGGCACCTGCTTTCATTATAGTGAAACGTGCCGCTGGCGGAACAGGTAACTGGGACATGTTTGATAGGCAGCGTGATCCAATTAACCCCGCAGATGCAGTGCTAGATGCAGATTCCAACGGTGCTGAAGCAAGTTATTCAACCATTGATATCGATTTTTTAAGCAACGGATTTAAGGTTCGTGGAACGCAGTCCAATATCAATACAAGTGGTGACACATACATATACATGGCCTTCGCAGAGAATCCATTCGGCGGTGAAGACATTGTACCAGTGACAGCAAGATAGGAGAAGAAAGTAATGTGGAAACATAACGGCAGAACAATCAGAGTAGGTAAAGCATGGACTGCTGATAATGGTGTTCAGAATCCTGCTAACTGGCATATCTGGTCTGCCTCAGAAAAGATTGCTGCTGGTGTTGTTGAGATAGCAGAAGATACTCCACCTGATAGTCGTCTATATCATTGGGGACAAAACTCTGATGGTACTATTACATCTACTGCTAAGTCTCTTGTAGATGTTAATGAAGTAGATGCAGATGGTAATGCTCTTTTAGATGAGGATGGCAATCAAGTTGTTACCCGTGGTGTTAAATATAATCTTAAACAAGAAGTTAAAGCACAACAAGGTTCTTTACTAAGTCAAACTGATTGGGTTGTTGTTCGTAAAGCTGATAATGATACTGCAATACCAAGTAACATTGCAACATGGAGAGCAGCTATCAGAACTAAAGCTACGGAGATGGAAACAGCAATAGATAATGCAGCAGATACAGATGCAGTTGCAGCATTGTTTGTTAGCTACATAACAAATGAAGATGGTAGTGTAACTAAATCGGGTATTCTTTATGATTGGCCGGTGTTAGGAGAGTAATGTATTATTTTTTTTCAATTATAGTTCTTTCAATGTTACCAACAGGAGAACCTATAATAGAGCAATCAGTTACTGGTCCATTCTTAGAAAGAAAACACTGTATTGCATACGAAAATTTAATAAAAGGCATAGCACAACAAACACCTACATCTCATATATTAGAAGCTGAATGTAGAAAAGAAGCTAAAGGAAAGGCAGCATAATGGCAAGTACATATACAACAAATCTCCGCTTAACAAAGCAAGCAGATGGAGAGAACCCAAACAGTTGGGGAGCTATTCTCAATGATGGGGTTATCAGTCTTGTTGATGATGCCATTGCTGGGTACACTACTGTATCAATAGGCAGTGCTGCAACAGTTACTCTGACAGAAACTCAGGGATCAGGTGATCAGTCTCGCTCTGCTATTCTTGAGTTTAAGGGAACTGTTGGTGGCGCACATGATACAATTAATATTCTTATTCCTAATAACTCAAAAACATATGTTGTAAAAAACTCTGTCTCTTATAATGATAGCACTGATGCTATTGTTCTGAAGGTAGCTGGTAATACTGGTGTAACTATTACTGGTGATTCCACAGCAATGTATGTTACGAATGGAACTACTGTTCTTCCTGTAGCGCAGACTACCTTTACTAATATTACAGCTACTGGTAATCTTGATGTAAAGGGTAATGCAAGTGTCAGTGGTGCAGTAAGAGTTGGAGGTACTCTCACAGTAGCAGGAGCCGTAAGTCTTGCATCTACTCTAAGTGTTGGTGGCGCTGCATACTTTGGCAGCACAGTCACTGTCTCTGGTAAGGGTAAGTTTATGACAGGTGCCTTTGCTCCTATTGTTACTCTGGCAGATGCAACTTCTGTAGTTCCTGATCTTAATACCAGTAATGTATTTGCTGTGACTTTGGCAGGTAACAGAACTCTTGCTGCTCCTACTAATACTTCTACTAATATTGGAGCATCTGGTCATATCTTTATTATTCAAGATAGTACTGGAGATCGTACACTTAGTTATAATACAGTCTATCAGTTTCCAAATGGAGGAGGAGTACCAACACTGACAACTGCTGCTTCTGGTGTGGATGTATTATTCTATGCAGTAAGAACTACTACCAAAGTTGATTCAATACTTATAAAGAACTTTACACGATAATGGCAACTAGACTAGCAAAGTTTGAATTTCAGCAAGGCTTCCATAGAGAAACTACGGCCTATGCTGAAGGCCAGCGTTGGTTCGATGGCAACTATGTACGCTTCCGTGCTGGTCGTCCAGAGAACATGCGTGGCTATGAAACAAGAGCTTCAGGAGCAACCTTTGATGGTTCAGCCAGAGACTTGCTTACATGGTCAGACTCTGATAGCAAGAAGAGAGCAATCTTTGGCACACCTGATAAACTGTATGTTAATGAAGGTGATGTAATATACGATATTACTCCAATAACAACAGCAGTTACTCTTGCTAATGTTTTTGGTACATCTTCTGGAAGTACAAGAGTTTGTTGTTCTGATGCTGCACATGGCAGGGCTGTAGGTGATTATGTATTGTTTACATCTTCGGCAGCTTTTAATGCTGTAAGTTTACAGGGTAACACATATCAAGTTGTTTCTGTAGAGAGTGCTAATGTATTTACCATATCAGTTACCGATGCTGCTAATGCAACAGGTAGTGATGCAGGATCAGCAACCTTTAACTATTATATACCAACTGGTAACTCTATAGCTGCTGCTGGTCTGGGATATGGTGCTGCTAGATATCAAGCAACAGTATGTGCATCACAGACAAGAGCTTGGAATCAACCTGCCTCTGCTGGATCATCTGGTATTGTGTTTGATATTACTCAGTGGAGTTTAGATAACTGGGGTGAGGATGTTGTAGCTAACCGTAAGGGAAGTAATATATTCTACTTTGATAGTGATGCTTCCGTACTACCAACAAGAGCTACCTCTGTTACTACTTCTCCTATTAACTCTAACTCTATTATTGTATCACCAAATGATAGACATTTAGTTTGTCTTGGAACAAATGAGTTTGCTGTTGATGCTACAGTAAGTGGAACATTTAATCCAATGCTGGTGCGTTGGTCAGACCAAGATGATAGAAGCAACTGGGTTCCCTCAGTAAGCTCTACTGCTGGTGAGGTTGTTCTTACAGATGGTACAGAGATTATTGGTGCTGTTCGTTCTAAAAATGCTATTAATATCTGGACTGATAATTCACTATGGTTAATGGAGTTTGCAGGTCCACCATTTACATTTAGATTTACACAAGCCGGTACAAACTGTGGAATGGTAGGACCACATGCAGGTATTGACTTTGGTGGTATTACATACTGGATGGGATATGATAACTTTCATAGGTTTACTGGTCAGGTAGAAGATATACCATGTACTGTTCGTAGATTTATCTTTGATGATATAAATAGAAACTATTATGATAAAGTATTTGCGGGATTAAATTCAGAGTTTAATGAAATTATTTGGCTTTATGCTTCTGGAACTAATACTGAATGTGATAAGTATGTAATATATAATCCAGTAGATGACTACTGGGTTTATGGTGAAATGATCTTTACAACATTTGCGGATAAGGAAGTCTTTGGAAATACAATTACAACAGGTGTTACTGCTGCTGGTAATAATATATATAACAATGAACCTGTATCTGTCTTCACAGGCAGTGGTGAAACGTTATCATCTTTTGTTGAGTCTGGTGACTTTGACATTGATGATGGTAACGCTATCATGTTTATGAATAGAATTATTCCTGACTATGATTTGTCTGGCGGTAAAATTAAAATGAAGTTTACAACCAAGCAGTATCCTGAAAGCACTGAATCAGTAACAAAAGAATTTGATATTACAAATACAACAGAGAAAGTAAACTTTAGAAGTAGAGGAAGGCAAGCGAAGGTACGGGTATCTTGTGACTCAAATAATGCAAGCTGGCGATGGGGATCAATCAGACTTGGCATACAGGGTGATGGGGGAAGATAATGGCAAGATACCCAACCCTTCCACAGAATATGTCTACAGATGACATTAGGCGTATGTACGGTGAAATACAACGATGGGGATCAATACTAATTAATGAGCTTAATAATAGAGATACAGTAATAGAAAGTACTCCAGCAAGTAATATATATCGTGTAGTAACTGTTACAAGTATTGGAAGACCACAAAAAGGAGACATTGCATACTCGGCAAGCACAGGGAAGTTTAAGGGGTATGTAAGTCTAGGATCAGAAACATCTTGGCAGGACTTAAACTAATGAAAACATTTTCAGAACATTTTCAATTAATTAATAATAGTACTTTGTATGGTAACTATAATACTGGACAAGCTATTGATCCTTTTCATCGTAGAATTGATGAGAAGCGAGAACAGTTTGCGAAAACTGCTAAGATAGGGTATAATAGTAGTAATGAATTACTTGATAATAATACTCCTCAGTTTACCTATGGAAGGTTAAAGTAATGGCTCCTACTCCCCCAAGACAAATGATGCCGCCTCCCAGAACACCTGTAGTGGGTAACTCTCTACAACAGCTTGCTGCTATGAGAGCTAACAGAGGTCAAGTTCCTGCGTTGGGTAATGTTAGACCAATGCAAGCTTCTGCTGCACCACGGCCACCTATAATGCAAATGGGGGACGATGCTAGTGAGGTAATAAAAGAAGGAGCATTTAATGCTGCTTTTGAAACTCTTGCAAAGAAAGCAGGGGTTAATATTATTGAGGGTGTCCAAGATGTAATGGGAGTGAAGCGTCAGCAAGAGCAACAACAGCAAATTGCAAGTCTACAAGAAGCAGCTATGAAAAATGCAGCAATGCAGAGGCTTATAACTGCAAGTAGTGATCGAACAGTTGCAATGGAAAGTGGTGGTCTTATAGCTCTAGCAGAGGGTGGTGAGTTCTCTGGTAGAGTTCCCGGCGATGGACACGGTATGGAAGACAATGTTCGTATGCCAATTAAAGAAGGTGAAAAACAAGTAGCTACACTTGCTGTAAGTCCTAGCGAGTATGTAGTAGATAGTTATACAATGGCAGCACTGGGTAACGGTAATGCAGATGAGGGTGCAGATGTCATGGATGAAACAATTAAACAAGTTAGAAAGAAAGCATATGGTTCTGAGAAGCAGCCAAATGAAATTGACGGACTTGCTGCACTCAAACCATTAATAGAAAGGGTTTAAGATATGGGTTTCTTATCTTCATTATTTGGCAGTAGTAAGTCACAACCATCAACATCGACAGTTATTCAGAGTCAACAGCTTCCTCCTGAAATTGCTCCTGCTGTTAAAAAAGTTGTTGATGAAGCAGAGGCTATCTATGATGCTGAAAAAGCAGCAGGGTATATTCCTTATGAAGGAGCTACTCTAGCGCCATTTACTGCTGAAGAAGAAGCAGCACAGGCAGGTTTAGCAGGTCTGGTAGGAACACAACAGCCTTTCATAGATGAGTCTCTGGGGCTTACCAGAGCGCAGACACAGGCATTTACTCCTGAAATTGCTCAACAGTTTATGTCTCCCTATCAACGTGCTGTAACAGATATTGAGAAGCGAGAAGCGCAGAGAGTATTTGAACGTGATGTACAGCCATCCTTGGAGGCGAAAGCTATTCAACAGGGTGGTGGGATGTCTGGTCTTGGAACAAGGGCTGCATTAGAGGCTTCAGAAGCTCAGAGAGAACAGGGTAGGCTTCTTGCAGATATTGAAGCTAGAGGATTACAGAGTGCCTTTCAAGATGCACGATCAGCTTTTGAACAGCAGAAAGCAAGAGAAGCTAATGCAGCAGCAGCTATTGGCAGGGCCGGTGCAGAGACATTTAAATCTGGTCTGGCAGAGCAGGGTGTTCTACAGACTGTTGGAGAAGAGAAACGTGATCTTGCTCAGTCTGCACTTGATGAAGAATACTTTAAGTTTTTGGAAGAGCGAGAGTTTCCGCAACAAAGACTTTCTGAGTACTCCGGTTTTGTATATGGTAATCCTCTTAATCGTATACCAACTCAATCAACTAATACAACTGGCACACCCTTCCAACCTAGCTTTGGTAGACAACTTCTTGGCATTGGCTCTACTCTTGGCAGCGCCTTCCTTGGTAGTACTCCCGGTGCTAATCTATTTGCTAAAGGAGTATCAAGTATATTTGGTAAAACTGGTGGTGGTCTTTCTGATCTTATTAAACGTAAGGGAGGAGGAGGCTTTCCTGATATGAGTGGTGATGGTAAGGTAACTCAGAAAGATATACTGATGGGCCGTGGTGTGATTGCTCGTAATATTGGTGGTGATCTAGATGTAGATGAGGCAGAGCCTACGTCATTAGAAGGATTAAGATCACTTCGTCCAGTAGAGGCAGAACTTGTTGAGCGTCAACAGCTAGGTGCTTTACAAAATGAGTTTGCTAAGTTTGGTGTGAGAAGTCCAGAAGATATAAAAAGAATAGCACAAGAAAGGGCGCAAAAAAGACTTGATGCTGTGTCTACAGATAGTATTCCTTTTTCTGCACAAGCAGCCTCTGATTTTCTTGCAGCACTTGGTAGGGCTGCTGTAAGAGAAGAGGGCAATGTAGGTGCTGCGTTTGCAGAAGAAACTGAAAAGACTAAAAAGAAACAAGCTGAAACTAGAAAGCTAACTAAGAAGCAAGAGCTTGCTAATCTAGAAGCTGAGTTTGATGCGGAAGATAAAGCTTATGCTGTACCTGCTACACTAGCTAAGAAAAGAAGCGATATCTTGCAGTCTAATTTATCAACGAGAAAAAAGATTCTTGAACTTAAAAAGTTAAAAGAAGAAATTAGAAAATCAAGACAGGGTGATTTAGGAAAGTTTAACCCTCTAGTTGAGCAAGATAAACGAGAACAAACTGTTAAAGATGATATAGAAGAAGTTATTAAGCGTTCTGGAAATGAAAGTTTAATGACTTTATTTAAAGGTTTAGACACAGAAACAAAAAATCTTATAGCTCGTTTAGTTGTTGAAGAAAGGGGTAGAAAAACTCCATATCAAAAAGCAATAGTAAAAGTTTTAAAAGAACAACTTGCTAAATAATTTAAATGGTAGATAATTCTATATTAAATGCTGCGGCTGAAGAGCTAAGTTCTTTACCCGTAGAATACTCAGGACTAAGTGATCGTCTATTAAATTTAGATGATGTGGCTAAAGAATTAAGTTCTTTAGATGTATCTCCTGTATCTCAAGAAGATAATTCTTTAGATGAATTAAAAAATATAACTTTAAATAAAGATGACTACAAAAAGTTTGGATTTGATGTTAACTCAACATCTCATAAGTGGGATTTAGCTACTGATGATGCTGGTAAAGAATTTTATAGCACTCTAGCTATGATTGCTGAGACTGTTGGTGCAGATGAAACGGCAAAAGATTTTAGAAATACCTCTGAAGAATTTAGAAAGACTAGAGAGGCTAAACCAAATCCTGATATCAGTATGTCAATTACTGAAGAGTCCTCTAAAATATATGATAGATTTTCTAAGGGTGAAATACTAGGTGCAATAGGCGACACTGCTGAATTTGTTCACTCTGCTTTGGTAGGTGCCGCACCATCTCTGATCGCTACAGGTGCTGCTGTTGGTGGTGGAGTTGTTGCTGCCCCTGTGCTTACGGCTGTAGGTGTTCCTACTATGCTTACAGTTTCTGTTCTTGGGCTAACTCCCGGTCTTCTCTTATCAGCGGGTTCTATTCATGATGAAGCTATAAAATATGGAGCATCTAAAGAAGAAGCTCAAGCTGTTGGCTTGGGTGCTGGTACTGCTATTGGTTTGTTGGATAGAGTTGGTTTTGGCTTTTTAATTAGCGGTCTTACTAAAAAGTTAGGTAAAGACCTTACAGTAAAAACAATTAAAGATCAAACTAATTTACCTGAAAAAACAATTAAAGAAGCTGTAGAAACTGCTGAAGATATAGCTAAAAAAGGTGTAGTTAAAGAAGCTGTTAAGGGTGCTGGTAAGGGTGCTTTAGGTGAGGGTGTAACTGAAGGAACCCAAGCAGTTGTTCAGGATATATCTCCTGCGCTTGTATCTGATAAAGAAATTAAGGGTGCAGAGCTTCTTAAAAATGTTATTGATAGTGCGGCTGTTGGTGGTATAGCTGGTGGTACACTAAGAGGAACACTAAGTGGTGCCTCTGTTGGTGTATCCAGACAGGCCAATCGACAGATACAAGAAGATGAAGAGGTTATAGATAAACTTGTAGAGGCTATTCCTGAAAATGTTCAGAGTCTAGAGAGGTTTGATCCTAATAAACCTTTCATATTAAATGAGGATGGTACTCCAACAAACACTATTCCACGAAGTAAAACTCAGGGGCTATCTGAAACTGAAAGAAAAATTCTTGATGAGCGTGAAGCTATTGAAAGTCGAGATAAAATTATAGACCTTCCACGAACTGCTTTAACGGCTGGCCGTGAGGTTGAAACTGTTTATGATTTTGATAATGACATTGAAGTTTTAAGCAGAGAAAGAGAACAGCTTGTTAGGAAACAAAAACAACAGGGTGATAAGTTTTCTAAAGATGATAAGAAAAGACTTGATGAGGTAACTGTAAGCCTGAGAAACAGAAAGGGCGGAACAAGTAATAATCTTCTTTTAAATTTGGTTGCTAGATCAACAGCACCCTTACAACGATTAGCTAATACAAGTCCTGTTGCTAAAAGAATGGTACAAGATTTAACAAACTTTTTTGTTGAGTCTAATCAAGAGATTGGAAGTCTTTATAAAACAAAAGAACTTATTAACGATAGAATAAGAAAAAATTTTAAATTACCATTTCAATCTTCTATACCTAAAAAAATAAAAACTGAAGTAGCCAACCAACTTAATTATAGAGATTATAATTCTACTAATCCTGAAGTTGTAGAAGTTGCTAGGCAAATACGTGAAGAAATTTTAGACCCTCTTTATGTTAGGCTGCAAGCATCTGGTGTTGATATAGGTAGAGTTGATGAGTATCTTACTCGTATCTTTAAGCTTCGTCCAAAAGGTCTTGGAAGAAAAAAAGATATAAATAAATTTGTTGAAATTTTAAATCGTAATGGTTTAAACGGTAACAGCATCATGGATAATATACTTGAAAATGATGGGGTGTATAATCCTGAAGGTGATATTAATATTTTTGTTCCTAATACTACAAATACTTCTGTGAGTTCTACTAGAATTGATCCTGAAAATCCTAGAAAACTACCTGATGAAGTTATTAAAGAGTTGCAAGATGCTAAACTTCTTGAAACAGACTTTGATAAAATTGTAAATAAATATATTGTTAGTGCTGTTCGTAGAGCAAAGCTAAAAAAATATGCTGATACTTATAATCCTATAATAAACCAACTGGTTAAAGACAGGGTTATGGAAGTTGACGAAGCTTTGCGTATAAAAAATATTGTTGATGCTCTACAACATAGATATAAACCAATTAAAAGTAGAGGGCTTAGAACTTTTCTAAGATTTGCAAATACTGGAACATATATTGCAACGCTACCCTTTGCAGCTATTACAGCTTTATCAGAACCGTTTATTGTTCTTAGTCGTGTTAGTCCGAAGAATGCTTTAATGGGTGCGATGGCTGCTGCTGAATCTACACTAAGACAGGGAGTAAGAACTTTCTCTCCTAAATTTAAAAGAAGTCAGAATGAAGAAGCCTTGATGTCGTTAATGCAGACTGCTGATCTAGCTTTGGCAGACGCTATTCGTGATATTGGAGATATATCTGTTAGTAAAAGAGCAACAGATACTTTCTTTAGAGTTAACCTTCTAGCACAGGTAACGCAATTTAGTCGTAATGTAGCTCTTCAAGCAGCATCAAGACAGATAGCACAAGACCTAAAAACTTTACATAATCAAGAAGTTGAAGGTGGTAAGGTAACTCAAGAATCAAGACGTGCTAGAAAAAGATTAGAGATCGGAGGTCTTCTTAGCGTTGTACCTAGAGTAAATAAAAAAACAGGAGAGTTTAATCCTTTAACACCATCTCAAAGAGAGGCTATGGAGTGGGCAGATCAGTATAGTGGTGCAAAAAAATATGGCGTATCTACTGAGCCTATGACTGCACCTCCTGATATAATAACTCAGGCAATGGGTAAAACTGTAGATGAAGTTATCATGACCCCTAACCCTCTTAACAAACCTCTGTGGATGTCTGATCCTCACTGGTCTTTTGCCGCATTACTTAAAGGATTTATGATAACATTTGGTAATACTGTTGGTATGCGTTTCTACAAAGAAATTGTACAACCAATATTTACTAAAGGTAGATTGCCTGATATAGGTGACGCAGCTAAATGGGCAATGACATGGACTCTTCTTACCGGAGCTATACTTGCAACAATGACATTGAAGAATGGAATTAGATATGGTGAAGAAGAAAGTCCGTATGATGATTTAGATATTTATGAAAAGATACTTCAGGCATTACTTCAAAGTAATATTCTTGGATATGGTAATGTATTTATAGATGCATTAAGGGCAGAAAAGTATGGTCGTGATCCCTTTACATCATTAGGCGGTCCTCTTGTTTCTAAGGCAGCAGATTTAGTTACAGCCGTTGGAAGCGGAAGTCCTAAAAGAATAGCAACAGCTATAGGAAATACTACTCCTATTGGAGCATTGCCTAAAGTAGCAAGACCTGATATTGGTCTTGAAGACCTAATAGAAGACCTTACTGACTAAAAGAAAGGACGAACAGTGACTAACTGGGAACATTTTACTGAAGATGAGATGCGTTGTAAGGGTACTGGAGAGTGCCACATGGACGAAGAGTTTATGGAAAGGCTCATTCGTTTAAGAAAAGACTACGACAATCCAATGATCATATCTTCAGGCTACAGGGACATAGCATATAATACTACAATAGGCGGCTCTCCTAACTCTGCACATATCTATGGCAGGGCTGTTGATATTGTAGTTGGTGGTCACGATGCTTTTAAACTACTACGTCTTGCTATCATACATGAGTTTAAAGGTATAGGTGTGTCTCAACGTGGCATGTATGAACGCCGCTTCTTGCACCTTGATACAATGGAAGATGGGGATCATCATCCTCGTCCGTGGATATGGAGCTATAAATAAAACTAACATTATTGAGGAGGCTAAACTATGGAATGGGCAATAATGACATTCGGTGGAAAGCTATGCTGTATCTTCGCTTCAGGATGTGGCGGTGTAGCAAATGTATTAACACAAAAGAAGTGGAACTTAGGTGCTGCTAAAGATATTTTAGTTGCAGTTCTTGTGGGTTGGATTGCAGCAGAATTTCTAATTCCGGCAGCTATGGGATACTTTAAGTTTAATCATCAGGTTGCAATTGGTTTAGCATTCATTGTTGGGTATTGTGGTATACGTCTTCTTCCTAAACTTGAAGAAGCACTAATGAATAGAATTAAGTAATGCCGGGACGTGTGTGGCTGGCATACTTTGCAGCAGTGATATTAACAGCTATAATTTTTGGTCCTGCTAACGTATAACAGGGAGGTTAGTATGGAAGGTGGAATCGACATACGTTTGGTCGTAACTATTGCTGGTATCTTATTCAGTGTAGCAGGAGCCAGTGCTGTAGCTAAGATGCAGATTAGACAGCTAGTAGAAAAACTAGATGATGTTGAGCAACGACTGCGTAAGATGGATGCTCGTAGTGATAAGCTAATCACTGCAACTGAAACTCAAGAGCAAAGAATAAATATTTTAGCTAAGATGGCAAGTCCTGAAAATCTTAGGCGAGATCATATGCAACTGGCAGAGATTGTTACGCATGTGGGAAGACTACAAAAAGATTGTGATAGGCTATATGCCATGCACAATGGATCACATCCTCCCGTAGCAAGTGAAAGGATAGCAAAATGAGTAAAGATAATATTCCCGATAAAGAAACATATCAAGTTAACAGACGTAGAATGTGTTGGGTTGTTCTTGTAATGATGGCCGCTATGACTGTGGCGATCATTGGATGGCCTGAAAGATATGAGAATGCCAACGTAATGGAGATGGCATATCTAGCATTATCCGGTCTTGTTGCTGCATACTTTGGTGCAACTGCATTTCAGGCTACTAAAAAGAAGGTAAAAAAGTAAAACCTTCTATATCGAGCTAGGAGCGTCATACAGAAGAATCAGTACCTCTGGGCTATATGCCTACCAGAAGGGCTAGAGAAGGCTACTCAGTGGCTCTCCTAGCCCTTCTTTTTTACTCTACCAGTACGGAATTTGTCTCTTCACTGCCTTCAGACGGTTCTTCTGCATAATCGCTATCATTTTCTTCAAACAACGCATCAGCGAAGTCACACTTAGATAGAAGCTGTACAACTTTCTCTTCTCCTAATACATTTAAACATCCAACAATAGCAGTCTCCAGAGTATCCTTATCCATAGAAGAGCTACTATCACTATTAGAACCACGAATACGTGACAATAGTTCAAGTGCTTTGATGGCGCTGTTAGTATGTCCATTTGCTTTGGCAAAGGTGTACTGACTTTCTATTTCTTCTATAACATTAACATCTGTTTCAAGCTCTTGTTCAAGCTCATGTACACGATCTATAACTTCCTGCATCTGCATAAGACGGTAGCCTTGGTTGTTTGCTGATGCAGCAGAGTAACCAGCAGACTTTGCAGCCTCAGTTGCATTACGGTGCAGAACGTAAGCCTCTGCAAACTTCTCCTGTTTTTCATTTAACATAATAAGTTACCAATCCATTTGTTAGTATGGCAAGGGACACAACATTGATAACAATCAAGGCTCTATCGTTCCAGATCATTCCCACAATAAACCATCCAGTGAGTCCGACAATATCAAAGTATAAGTTTAGAGGGTAAATATTATTAGAAGTAAGTATAATACCAACAATAAGAACTAAGGATGCACCCCACTTAATATACCAATCTTTTGTTTTGTGTGGTGTCATCTTCTTCAAACTGTATTCAGGCATTATTTCATATTACTTCTGGCAACGCCCTTCCACTTCTCTGCTGTACGCATACCGCCAAGCCCAAGAAGTGCCATGATCAGACTGATCAATTCATTAGTCTCCAGTACAGGAAGCGTTACCATAGGATACCAAGTAATAATAATCCAAGATAGAATAGGTGCAAGAATAAACTGCCATGCTAGAGCAAAGCAACATACCCACATGATAGCTGGCCTAGCTCCACTGACAAAGATAGAGGGATGTTTTGCCTGTTCTATATTCGCCTGTGCTTGAGCAAGATCAAGTGATACCATCTGTGTCTGAAGCTCATGCTCCAGCTTCTTCTTCAGGTCTTTGTCCTCTACAAACTTGTCAAGAACTTTGCCAGCTACACCAATAACTGAATCTGCAATACCTAATACCATGTTCTATTTCCTTGTACAGAAGGAATATATATTCATTGCCTTCTTTAGTTTAGAAATCTTCTGCAAAGTTGATGCCGCACTCTGGCACGTAACAGATGAATCAAAGTTCTGATAAGTTACATTGATGTCAGAGCCAGCCTTGGTCCACATCAGTGCTACAACAATTAGTACATACATTATTGTTCCTCCTCTTTCTTTAGTTTAACTACACGGGGATACTGATCTATCCTGTAGCCTTCAGTGTAAAAAGTTTTAGTATCTTGATTCTCCATTGTATCAGCAAAGAGATAAATTTTTAGATGTTTAAACTTTCTACTTTTTTCTGCTAACATTTGTATCCAATCATTAGGAGAGAAGACAGAGATATGAGCATTCCTACCATCAGGTAACAGTTTCAATGCTTCAAAGCAAGCTACGTTTAGAAAGACTATCTTCTTTGCATAGGAAAATATTTCTTCTACTACCCAACCCAAGTCTTCTTCTGCAATATGTTCCAGAACATCAGTGCATATCACTGCATCCTTTCTGTGTATAGGAAGCTTACTGTGTTTCTCATAGCCGGGATCAAAGAGTTCGCACTCATCTAACTCCCAATACTCAGGAAGAGGACAGTCAATTTCATTAGTGATCTCTGAGAACTTGTCTGTGTAGAGTACTGCCTTACCACAGCCATAGTCAAGCACAGACTTACAGTTATTGTTTTTCAGGTATAGTTTTATAAGGTCCACAAACTTTAGAAGGCTGCGTCCATTGAACATACCCTCTCCCTGATCGTGTTTCTCCTCATACATCTTAACAAGATTACCATAATCATCTGATGGATTATGTCTACTGTTAGTATTGTCTATATTAATATCAGACATCATAGTATCCTTTAAACTGTGGGCGAACTTCCTGTTCTTCTTTAATCTTCCATAAGTCAGCTACCATTGTATTCTCTCCATGAAAAGACAGAACACCCTCAAGGCCGGGATCGTTAAAGACTTTCTCACAATCCTGTGCCATAGCTAGTAGCTCACCTGTAGTCCAGTAGGACTTGTCCTTGACATTAACCTGTATATACTTAGGCTTGGGAGTTTCACCACCCTCAAGATCACCTGTGGTTTCTGTCTTCTCCTCATCGGTAGGCTCATCTCTGCAACAGTCAAAGCCAAACAGATGTATATCTCTGAAGCCCATTGTGTGTAGCATGCCAATACCACGCATGGCAGCGCATGTACCTCCTGTGATAAGAGTAGCGCCCTGTGGTATGCCAAGCTCCTCACTTAACTTAACCTGTTGTTTCTCAATAACTTTCCCTTGCTCCTCCTCTTCACGAAGCGAGTCAGTGAAAGCGTGCCAGCCCCACATATGGGTATCCTTTTCTTTCAGATACTCTGTAACAGAAGGGTCTGTCATGGATGCAACAAAGAAGTTAATACTAGGATCAGTCTTTTCAAACAAATCTTTTCGTACAATATTATGTGTACTCTTACCTGTGATTGGTCTGGGATCAAGAACAATACAGCCCCACGGTATGATGCCGTTCTTCATCAGCCCCGGCAGAGCATGTTTAACTGACAGAACTTTACAGCCGGGATTATCATGTATAAACTTTTCTAACTTTGCATAGTCTATGTAGGGACCAGCAGAAACAATAACAGCCTTGTCCTTATGTGCAGGATGCTTTGTAACCCACTTGTCTTTATCTATATGTGTAAGATTAGTTACAATGTTATTGCGTATATACTCTTTTGGTACTGAATCTCTGGGATGAACAACAATAGGAACTTGTTTTAGTTCTGGTGGGATATCAGGAAGAGACTCATCCGTTAGAAATACTACAAGGTGTGTACGACCACCACCCAGAACCTTATCATCAGAGGGGAGTACATACTTTCTTACATTAGATTTCTCATCAAAGGTAGTCCAGCCGTCATCCGTAGTTTTTTCTTCGTGTAGCTTTTTAGTAGGGACAGAATCAAAGAGTACTTTCATTCCCTGATACTCATCATCAGGTGTCTTCTCATTGTCTTCCTTAGTAAAGAAGTGATCACCCATAACAACAGGGATAGTTTTAAGTACATCAAACTCATGCTTTACAGTTTTAATACTGTTACCACTTCCCATCAAAGCAAAGTCTACCTCATCCATATAGACAGGCTTTAGAGTATCTCTGACATTACCTTTGTATAACTCATAGGTAAACTCTTTACTCTTCTCTTTCTTCATATGTTCGGCAAACTCGTCAAACCTTTTCTCAACAGCCTTCTTGGTATTGTGTGGCTTGGCGTTGAACTCTTCTTTATCGGTAGCTGTAGTAGCATCTTCAAACAGATCATAACCAATGTAATGAACGGCGTCTGAGTTGTCAAAAGCAGCAAGAGCCATCTCAAGCGCACGACCCCCATTCCATGTCCCCGTCTCTAATATAGTCTTTGGTTTATAGAAACGAATGGTATCAGCAAGCTGCTTGTACCTACCGGGAAGAATGTCAGGAGTTGTTTCATTATCTGATAGCTCAACAATCCTTTGACCATCGCTGTTACGAACATTGACAGAACTCTTATGGTTAATGTTTATTATAAGATTTTCCATACCAACAAACTCATGCACAGTCATGCCATGTGCTGTATAGATAGTGACAAGCCTACTAAGAATAAAAGCAGGGGTCCACTCACGATAATTGATATACTCTCCTGACATATAAGAGCCACGCCAATCACCCATAATATCTACAGCAGTCTGCCGTCCAAGATTAAATGCCATGAGGTAAGATGTTTCAGGTGTGTAAATAAAATCAATGTTATAGGCAGGATCAGGAAAATAATAATCAAGAGTGCTTGTTCGTATGTCTTTAACTGTGAGGCACATAGGATCAACCCAGAGTAGCCAGCATCCCTTGTTCTCAAAGCCACACTCAGTGATAGCAAATACTTCTGGTGCTGCTGACAGCCCATCAAGAAGCTCAGTATACTGTACTGCACCCTCTTCAGTACCGTCATGCTTCTGGTTTTCTTCTACAAATGTAGAGTACTCCGGTATGTTCTCAAGATTATGATATTTAATATTATCTGCTTGAGGCAGGGAATAGTTACTGATGTCTACATTATAATAGTAGCAGTGAAACTCAATGTCTGGTTGCCAGTTTTCTTTAAACTCATTAAGAAGTTTGAAGGCGTTTTTCTTTAACTTCTTTTCGTCAAAGCATGTAACAATTTTATATGTCATAGGGTTCGATTATTCCTTTTCCTGCAAGGTAAGTATAGTCTCCGTTCCATTCAGCAGCATATCTACCATCAATAGCTCTACCGCATTTCCATTCTTTAAACCACGGCCCACCTGTTGTGAAGTGTACGTTCTTGGCTTCTATCTCTTCTGAGGAATGACCATCAAGCCAATTCCATTCCTGATGAATAGTTCCAATGTCAGCTTCTTTATCAGGCAACCATTCAAAGCCGTGTAGCCACCCACCTGTTTGCGTATTAACTTCTAATGGAGTTAATTTTTTATTAAGTGCGTGTCCACAGTTCCAAAGAATAAGACTTGACCAGTTCTTCCTGCGATAGTGTTCCTGCCTCTGGCCGTCCATCTTGAACTCTTCGGTAGGTTCATACTGATGCTTAACACAGTACAGTGGGTAGTAGTCCATGTTATATTCTTCAAACAACTCATTGATGTCAGTGCGAAGATACATGTCACAGTCCATGTACAATGCCCAACCCTGATACATGTTCAGGGCAGGTACAAGAAAACGTGTGAAGCTGAAATCCGTAGAGAATGGCTTACCATCTAGGTCATCTATCATCTGTCCATCTTTAACAGTATGCTTACGGTTAAACAAGCCCATACGCTCTACAATATCTTTGCGAATAGGTTTGACATCCACATTCTCAACTGCAATACGTTCAATGGTAAACTTTAAAACTTCATAGGCCACATCTTCTCTTGGATCATAGCCTATGTAGACTGTGTTAGGTGCTTTTCTCATTATATCTCCTATGTAATTAGGGGGAGCAAACACTACGCACTCCCCCTTAGTTGGTTACAAGTTATAGATTTTTTCTTTCTTGTCTTCAGGTATTACCTGTTGAAGATCGATGGTAATCATACCGTCTCTGAAAGACACATCATCTACAACTACGTCACTGGCAAGGTGGAAAGACTTTGAGAAAGGTCGCTTCGCTATGCCCTTCTGTGCGAACTTCTCATCGTCTTCTTCTTCTTTCTTTCTGCCAGATATGGTTAGTGTACCGTCTTCAGTTTTAATTTCCAACTCTTCTTTACTGAAGCCAGCAGCAGCTAACTCAACTACATATTTACCATTACCATTCTTTATTAGATTGTGCGGTGGATAAGAACTAGCTGTACGGTTAGGCGTCTTCTCTACCATATTTATCATGTCTCTAAATAATCTATCATGTCCAATGGCCCATGTAGAAAACTTAGAAAAGAACGGATCGTTGCTTGAAATATACGCATTCATATCATTTCTCCTTATAGCAAGTTGATATTGTGTGACCCATTATTGGCATCACATATATATTATACTACCTCTTATATGATTTGTCAAGGACTTTTTTGGCGCACTTGGCAGGACTTGAACCTGCAACCTACAGATTAGAAGTCTGTTGTTCTATCCAGTTGAACTACAAGTGCTAATCTACTAACCATATGCATCAAAACTTTTACCTCTTTCTGCAATTTCTTTTATAGTCCTTTTGCAGACTGTGCAAAAAGTTTGTGTTGAATCAATCTTACAAATCTTCTGACACTTCCTGCTTTTCTCCTTTGACTCCTCAGTAGGAAACCAGTTACACTCCACATGATCCACCATGTCCAGTGATGTCACAGATGTCGTGCGTCTCTAGTCCTTCTTCAAACTCCTCACCAAGCTTTTCTACAGCTTCAGAATACGGCACCGAAGAAAGAGGTTGTCCTCCCCTACATCCGTCAGGGTACACCGTGAAACCTCGCAGCCTGTGAGCGTAAGAAGCAAGAGTATCAGTAAACTCAGTAACAGTATCTTCATTGTTAAGCTTACTCCCCCACTTGGGCAGATTAATTGTGCTGCTGATAGACATATCAACATAGTCCTGTACATCTGCCTGAAACTTTATACGCCTCTTATAGTCCTCTGCAAGATCAAGGGCTGACTCAATGCTTTTTGGATCAACACCATACAGATCAATGATCTCCTGTGCTGCACTGTCCACCACGTACTGATAGTGCCAACGATTGCCACCCTTCAGATACCTGCGCTTGTAAGCCACAGCAAAGATAGGCTCTACACCTGTGGATGTTCCTGCAAGAATACCTATTGATCCAGTTGGAGCAATGGCACGATTAGCGACAGGAGTAGAACAGCTAAGAGTATTACTAAAGTCGGTGCTAACGTGATCACTAACTCCCTTATATACCGATAACCACTTGTGAAGTCCTTCGGTAACTTCATACTTCTGTCCTCCCTTGATTAACCATTCATGCATACCCATCAGACCAAGACCAAGCCTACGGTTCTTCTCTCTGGTCTTGTATACCTTATCATAGGGTAGCTTTGCCCTGAGTGTTCCACATAGCAGAAACTTGGTAGCAAGCTCCACTACATCTGCGAACTCTTTCAGATCGTCAATGCGCCCCATATTAACAGACCCAAGATTACAAACATCAGAATCATCTTCAGATGTAACCTCCGTGCAAGCATTACGTAACGTCTCCTTTTCCTTGTCGAAAAAATTAAACGAGAAGCCCGGTTCTGCACTTCTAAGAGCCTGACGTACATTAGTCCTAAAGACATCTCCTGTATCTCCTGTTTTCCAATAGTTAAGCAACCATTCTGTATCGTAGTTCACGCTGATGTTTGTCATATCCAGCGGTGCCACAAAGTTAAAGTCTTGTTCTTTTACCTGACCAATGGAGAAACCTGTCTCACCCACTGGCATATCATACCAGTTTTTACTGGCAAGAAACTTATCTACATCAGCATGTTTCCAGTTAAGACTGGCATAGATAGCAGACCTGCGACTGCCACCCTGCATGACCCTTCGGCCAATCTCATTGATCATCTGCATCTTTGGTATAGGGCCAGAAGCAAGACCACCCGTACCATTGAGGATACGTCCTTCCTCACGGTATACAGAGTAGTCCACTCCAATACCACCGCCTGTCATAAGACAGGACTCAGACTTCCAAGAGATGTCAGCCCAATCTTCTCTACTATCCTCCTCTGCTTTGAGCAGGTAGCAGTTATTAAAAAACTTATTCTCACGCCCTGCATAATAAAGATATCGACCACCGGGAATAAACTTCAGGTCAGTGATCATACGTTTCAGTTCGTCTTTGTCATCCTTACTTAGATAGTCCTGACACACATCGTCTACCAGAGTAGATGACAGTGCATCCCATGTCTCGCACCCATGATGGGCGTACTTGTGTTTAAAGATGTCTTCGCTAAACTTGGAGCGAAACATCGGGTTCTCATTAGATCGAAATTGTGGCATAGCTTTGTTCCCCTTCTAGTTGTCGTATTCCATTTCCAATATGAGTTGGGCATAGTGGATCGCTTTTTCTATATCCTTTCTCCCCTCTCCCTTAGTGCGGTGTCGAGTGATGTATTTTATCACATTACCCTCCAGATAGTCAAGCCCATTTGCATGGATATATTCTACTGGTTGTATCTTGCATCCCTTGTAGTGTTGTCCTCCTACTTGTTGTTGAAGTGCTTTCTCTTCTTTCATACGTCTAGTATAATAATCATAGTTTCTTTCATTGTTTGGGTAGTTACGTTCGTCATAAGAAGCTATTGAGCTTTCGTCTAATTTCATTTACGTTCTCCGATGTTACAGTTTTAACAGCAAAACTTCTCACAGCTTCAGGCTCCAGACCAGCAAGCTCACAGGTTGACTCAAAGTTTTCACAGGTTACTCCAATAGAACAGAAGACCCATGCGCTTGCCTGATCACGGTGAAGCACTGTCTCTAAACTCTCAGTAGGTTCTTTAGGTTTGGATAGGTCTAACAAAGCTTGAAGAACTATAGCTAGATGCAGTGTCTTGTCTGCATCCTTATTAGTTAGGTCGTATAGTGTACCGAAGTCAGGGATGTCATTCATCTTCAGGCCACTCCTGTACTGGACGATAGTACTTACCACCTACATAGTTATTGTAATAGGCAGGTTCATCCGTTCCCTCTATCTTTGCTGTAAGAACTTTATAGATCATCTGAAAATAACACTCATAGTATCGGAGGCTCCTCTTGTTTTTATACTCACCAATAACTTGGAAACGAAAGTTTTTCTTACCAAGTTTCTTGATATCTTCATTAAGATATTTACTAGAGCCTGTATAGATACGCCAGTTTGATTCTACTTTCTTACCCTTACGTGTAACGTAGTATTGCTTACAACCTATGTAGGCTTTCTTAGTCTTCTTGTTTGTAATGCGATATACAAACCCAAAGCTATTCTTCGTATCAAAGTCTTTATCATATTCCCAATGCATTAGAAGTTAGTTACTTCCTCAACGTCAGGCTGCTTTGCTACCTGCGTAAGATACCTCTTACCCTGCGAATACTTGAACGCACGTAGCCCTGCGCCGCCGTTAGCATCAGACCAACAGTCTCTCTTATGCTCGCAATAAACACAACCAACAGCAAGCTTACGGTTGCCAGACTTACCATCAGGTAAATCGGAGTAGCACTTATCAGGTAGAAAAGGCGCAGACACCACGTCTTTAAGATGTTTAATTCTTTCTTTAGCATTGATCATATCCATACTGTGCAGTTGAGAGAGACATACCTCACCAGTAGATTTGTTAATGGCAAGAAAGGCTGCACGATTTAGATCATTGGCTGCTGCATAGGCAGATACCTGTGCAACATAACCAAAGGGATCATCCTCTGTTAGCCTATTGTATTTAAACTTATCAAAACCTATACCACTGGCAGACTTAACATCAACAAGGACACCATCAATAATTGAATCCTGATGTCCAACCACACCTTCAAGTGTAACTTCTTTCTGTTGATCTGTAACGTCATGTCCTGCCACTGTAGCACAGAGCAGTAGAAGCTCCTCAAGAATATACCCATAGAGAAACTTAATCCTTGTAGATGGCGGCAGTGTCTCCGGTGTTAGCTTCTTGTTAACATCGTACCAAAGCTTTCGATCTGGCTTACCAATAGCAGACAGGCGTAGGTTGCCACGATCTCTTGGCTCTTCATATAGAAAACTTTTCAGGTGTACCTTCAACATATCACCAAAGGTATCGATATGTTTATCTACCTCTGCTTCATCCATGTCGATAGGCGTTAGATTAAACAGATCATAGATATCTTCTACAAGAGTTTCTATTGTTTTCATAATAAAAAAAGGGGAGAGGACAATGACAAAACCTCTCCCCCTTCCTTTCTATGCTAGTTAAAAGGGAACAGCTTCCGATGTAGCTTCTTGCACGTAACCACCCTCAACAGGGGTGAAGTCTTCAGTGCCATCGGTGTACTCAATAAAGTCTACGATCTGTACAGCAGCAAGATCAGAAGATACTCCTGACTTACCAGCATAGTTCCAATCAAACGGGATTGCTTTTACATTCACTACGCTACCATTAGCAATTTTCTTTCCATCCCACAGATTATTCTGTGAGTCTTTGACGATGGGTGCCTGACGCTCAGTCCCATCCTTACGCATAACCTTACGCTTAATAGTAACGAAGTCACCACGTTCGTCTCCCTTGTTAGCGATAGGAAGATTAGCAGCTTCGATGGTTGCACGGTTGTCGTCGTTAACCTCAACCTGAATGCTCCACACCGGATCGAACTTGGTGTTCGGCTCAGTGATAGAAGCATAGTGGCACTTACCAGAAATGTAAATCGGATCGTTCATAAATAGTCTCCTTTAAAACGCTGCGCTATTGCAGCCATGATGGGGATCATTCCCCGTTAGGTTGTCTACTACTAACTAAACAACGAGTGCATTATAACATATCGTATATCAGGATGTCAACACCTAATGTGTCTCTGCCCAATTATTTCCAACCTTAAAGTCTGAATCAAGGTCACACTTAAAGTTTAGTATTTCCTGTGTCGTATATATAGCCTCCTTTGTTATCTTGGTAAAGCTTTCTATGTCTGGCTTGGCTACCTCAAACTGATACTCATCATGTACTGAAGCAACAAGCTTGGCATCAAGGCCATGCTCCCAGATCATCCTGTCCATCTCAACAAGCCAACGCTTGCATACCACCGCACCGGCACCCTGAAGCAGAGTGTTAAGTGCAGCATGTTCGTGCCTGATATGTAACATACGACCATCAAGACCTCGTATCAAACCCTTTGAAGCAACTGTACCAATATCTTTACGTAGCTTGTTAAGGGCTGGCATATTCTTCAGGAACTTTGCAATAAGATTCTGTCCATCAGAGGCTTTACCCCCAACGACACTGCCAATCTTAGCAGGGCCAGCACCGTACAGGAATGCATAGATAAATGTCTTGGCTTGGTCACGGTTACTTAGACCTGCTGCCTTCATGTTAGCTGTATGTACATCACCTGTCAGTACCTCATAGTTAAACTTGGCATCGTCCATATAGTGTGCAAGACAACGTAGTTCAAGACCACTGGCATCAGTACCGACTAGCTGATGCGTCTCTGGATTAGATACTGTCCAGAGTTCCCTACACTCCTTACCGAAGGGACTGTACACTGCCGGAACCTGTGCCATGTTTGGGCCGTGGTGTGCCATCCTACCTGTGATAGTCTTGAGGGTAAGCACCCTGCCATGCACCCGTTCCTGTTCGCTACATGCCTGTATCCACGCCTTCAGTAGGCCGGTACGTTTCTGTAGCAGGAAGTAACGGGAGAACATCTTGGCCTCTGGCATATCAATCGTGTCCAGCACTGCCTCATTGACAATGACATTGCCTTTGTCTGTTTTCTTTTTAGGCTTCCACCCTTTCTCCATCAGACGTTCGGCAATCTGCTTACGACTTGCTATATTAAAAGGTATTTCTTTTGTCTTTGTCTTTAGCTCTACGATGGTAGGTGGAAACATATCTTGAGCCTTTTCTTCAAGAGAGTACAACTCATCCATAAGTTTAGCTTCCAGTGTCATGCCCTTCATCAGGTCAAAGGCAAAGCCGTTGCTCTGTTGTTTGTCTACGATGCTACGAACCTTTCGTTCCAGATCGTAGGATTCCTCAGAGAACTTTTTGCCTTCTTCCTGTAGGTAGTCATACGTCTCCATTGTTACAGCCGTGTCGGTGTAGCAGTACTTCAACATATCTTGATTGAAGTGGGAGAAGTCATGGTAGTCACCCTTCTTATGATTGAAGAAGTTACCCCATGACTCAAGGGAATGACCACCATCACGAATAGGATTGTATAACTGAGACTTGATAAGTGTATCATCAATCTGATCTACCTTAATATCAGAACCAGTAAACTTATTAAGTAAGGGAGCGTCGAAGCTGATACCGTTGTGCATAATAAAGGTATCTATTTTCTTCGACCACTCCCTAAAGTTATGGCATTCATCTCCTATCCAGTGTCGTGCTTGTCCTGTTTCTTTGCTCCTTGCTACGATACAGTGTATCTTGGTTGCGTTAATAGCATCTGTTTCTATATCAACTACTGCTCTCATTTGTCATGTCCATCAGGTATGCATCTTCTACGGGAATGTGAAAGAATTTTTCGCCCTTTCTTATCTTGTAGTTAGAGGCTTCTTTAACCTCGCAGTCCAGCAATGTGTTACCATCTACGTGCCATGCCTTTGTGCAGTCATGGTTAAAGACCACGAAAGTAAGAAGGTCATTATAACATTCGCTCTTCCACTTGTCAAGTAGTCTCTTCTTACGGTGTGGAATACGTAACTCTTTCCAACTGTCAGGCCACTCATCACTCTTCCAAGAATATTTTACCTCCACCTCATAGAGATGTCTTGGAAGTTCTGGACCTACAGTTGATACGATATCAAAGTAAGTTGTTTCATTGGTATCAATGTTAGTATGATCATGTTCCTTTAGCCAAGATACCATAGCTTCTTTTGCAGCCTTGTCAGCAATATCATACAGAGTTCTGTCAAACTTTTTACGAACCTCAGTCATTGTCATTCTCCAAGAAAGGGTTATCGATCTGTGTCATACGTCCTGTACCACCATCATAGTGAAGGTGACAGGCCACACCTGTATCTCCGGTGTACCTGTTCTTCAGGATACGGATAGAGGTGGTGTTAGCTTCGATAGGGTCGTCTGCCTGTTGATTACGCTCCAGTGCAATTACTGCATCAGACAGGTGAGCAATGGAGGCAGAGCCTCGTAAGTGTGACAGAGTAACCTCACGCCCATTCTCATGCCCGTTATCACCTGATGGCCTACGTAGGTGGCTGACCAGAAGTAGAGCAATGCCTGTCTCCTCAACAAGAGAGCGAAGCTTGGTCATCAGGATGTCGATAGACTTACGCTCATCGCCGTTGTCCTCCTGACCTGATACAAGGATAGATAGATGATCAAGGAAGACCCACTTGCAGTTAAGAGCCTTTGCCATGTACCTGACACGACCAAGAATCTCGTCGTTGTCGATGCTGCCAAAGTGATCGAACGCAAAGAACCTGCCAGAGTCAATCGTCTTGGCTTGCCAATCATCCAACTGTTCCTGCGTGTACTGTTCACGAATCTCCTTGATGTACAGCCTAGCGTTGGCCTCGACACTCATAAGGTTGAAGGCAGTCTGCTTCGTGTTCTCCTCCATAGCAAGCACACCAATATTATCCTTGGTGTTGTGCATGATATGATACATAAGCTCACGCATGATGCTGGACTTACCCATACCTGCACCAGAGGTAAACGTCACAAGCTCTCCGGTCCTGATGCCGTAGGTCTTGTCGTTCATGCCAGACCACGGATAGGGACAAGTCTCGTTGTGCGTCTCATCGTAGAGGCTACGGCCAAGGTCAGCAAGGTTGATGATACCTGCTGGTGTATAGGTACGTGCGCTCCACCATGACTGAGTAAACTTCTCACGCTGCCCCATCTTCAGATACTCATTGGCATCCTTCAGTTCAAGGTCCATGATCTTGCACTTGTTAGGCTCAAACAGTTTGGCAACAGCCTGTGCTGCATCCTTGCCCTGCTTGTCATTGTCAAAGCAGAGGACGATGGTATCGAACTTGTTAAGATACTCCAGCGACTGCTGACAATTCTTAACGGCAGACTGTGCGCCATTCTTGATAGACACCGAAGGCCACTTCGATCCCATCAATTCAAAGGCACTCATGGCATCAATCTCACCCTCGCAAACCGTGACAAACTTGCCCGTCTGACCAAAGATATTCTGACCAAACAAACCACACTTGCCAAGATCACCTTCAGACCAGAACTGCTTGTCGCTGGTGCGCCGGAACTTGGAAGCAAGGTGATTGCCATCCTTGTCATGGTACTTGTACATGTGCTTGTCTATCATAGTACCATTCTTAGTAACGGATACACCGTACTTCTTACAGGTATCTAGTGATAGCTTTCGATCAGGAATAGCTGAAAAAATAAAAGAAGATTCATTCTCGTTGTGCATTTTTACGACCTGTTTTGGTTGGGTATCCATTCTCTCTCCGTTTCTGTAGGGTTTAGATTCTTCGCAGCTAAAACATTTAGTTCCCCACTCGTAGTATGCCAGTGCATCTGACGAACCACAGTCGGGGCAGGGTTGGTGCGTTTTAAGTTCCATAGATATCTCCAGTGGATTAAGATAAGTTTACCATTTTCCTTTGCTCATGTCCATAAGTTCTTTACATAGTTCCTGTCGGTGTGCAGATATATCCTTTTCTATTGATACCAGTGTCTCTATCTTATCAACCATTTCCATACTACGCCACGGTGCTTTGAAGCAGGTCTGAACATGGCCTCTGTCTTTTGGTTTGTATATCTCTACGAGAACATCCATCGCTCTATCCTTTCTTGATTTCATAAACTCTTTCTGAAGATTGCTTGGTAAGATGTTGAGTGAGTTGTTCTCTATTTCGGAGTTCTTCTTCCGCCTCCTTCTTAGTATCGAAAGATTTAATTTCCACATCACCCCATTCCTTATTTAATATCAACTTCCACATAGCGCACCCCACGATTCAGGAAATAACTTTTCCATATGTTCTCCAATTAGTTTTACTACATCATGAGTTTCAACCTGTGCATCCTTACTACATCGTAGCTTATACACCCGTCCAAATGCCATAAGTGTACCAGACCAGTACCACTCTGTCAATAGACTTTGTGGTAGTATTGCTCTGGCCTGTTCTGCACATACACCTGAATCAATCATAGCTTTGTAAGAATCTTCGCAGTGACGTTGTGCATCTTGAAACATATGGTTTACCACACTTGGTGAGGCAACCGACTGCCTCGATGACCCCTGCTTTACGTTCTCAGCACTCTGTCTCCAGTAGTCAGGGGACCAGAACTCTGGATCAGTTTTGATATACCTTCGGCTCACCTCATTCCAGACCAGACCAACCTGATGCTTCATAAGCTGGCGTGCTACAAAGATAGGTGCCTTGATCCTAAACTGTGCAGAGCCATGACCAAATGGGGTCCAGTGATTATGCTTGGCAAGATACTTTATTAGTTTAATATCTTTATCTTGAAGCACTCCCTCAGTGGGTCCACCAAAAGGTATTACTTCCCAAGATGATTCTTTATCAAAGCTTACCCGTGCTGCATTTACAACACTGAGATCACTGCCCATATGATCAATCAATTCAACAGTCATCGAATGTATCTTCCCACAGTTCATGTACAAAAGAAACTTTGTCTTCCATAATATTATCTGCTTCTTTTTTTGCTAATTTCCTAGCTTCTTTGTAGGCATATCCATCATCAACATACTCCCTGATAAGGTCACGCATTAAACCGCTGCGTTCTTTCTGCCATAAATTTTTAGCCATCTCACTCTAAACCCTCTAAGTCTTTGAAAAATTTATCTCTTTCTTCTTGTAATGTTACATCATATCCTGATTCTTTCATCATTAACCATAGCTCTTCACCGTACCCTAAAGATTTTCTCAGTACATCCTCTTTCTGAAGTCTGTGCCAATCAAAGTCATAAACTTTTGTCATCGTGTTCCACCCATCCAGTGTTAGCATTTACTTGTTTCTCTTTTGCTAAGTCACTTCTTAATTTATCTATTATCTTTTCTTGTTCTTTTACTCTGGACTTTAACATCTTAATATTAGTATTTAATATATCCCAAGCTGATTTTAAGTTGCTGTCTTCTGACATAGTATACTCCCATCATTGAGTGTTGTCAATATAAAAGACATGATTATCTATCTGCCCTACGATAGAAAACCTCTCATCCAATGCCCAGTAGGGCAGTACATATGAAGCATGGTAGTGCGTAGCACCCTCTGTATGGAGCAGGATAACGCCCTTCATGGCAAGCCCTGCTGCATTCACTGCTTCAGCATATGCATCTACATTGGCAATAGTTTCTGGCTTACCATCGCACCAGTAGGAGAAGTGGCACTTGTTTCTGACAGGCTTGCCCTTCCATGTTCTACCCTGTCGTACCACATCACATATATTATCTGGATACCTTTCGGACTGCACTCGTTGAAGTATAACATTTGCCACAGCAAGTTGTGCAACAAAAGATTCTGAACGTGCTTCAAAGTACACTGCTTCTGCAAGACAGGATAGCTCATCTGCTTTTGCTTGTGTAGAAAATACAATTACAACAGCTACTATAAAGTTAAACATGATAAGTTTAAAGTAGTTCATTGCATCCTCTCAATTTTAATTCCAAAGGGGAATCCATTCTGAAGTTCCCTGATACCATGACACATAAGATATGCCGCAGCATCTTCATAGGTTGGGAACGTATGTATTTCTTCGTCTTCTTCAGAAATCATTGCATCAACGCTGTCAATGTCACTCAAGCCATCAATATCTACTTGTGTTATAATGTAATTCATTATATAATTCCTATTAATATTAAATCTATTAGAGTTACAACTACATCTATAATCATCGCCCTTGTCCTCTATATTTTTTCCAGCTACGTCTCTTATGTTTATTGTTGGGACGGGAAAAATTTCCCGCCCCTATAGATGTACGCTTCTTGATCCGATGTTGTGTCGGGTCGTACTTGTTGTCAGTCTGCTTTGCCACTATACCATCTCCAATCGTTTCCAATGTGGTGAGACCATCATCTTACGCACCTTATCTTCACGCAGTACACGGGTGTTAGCTTTGGGTACATGGGTAGACCATGCCGTAGCTGCCTGATAAGCAGTCCACAGTGTACCTTTGGTCTGCTGGCTGTACCCTTCGTAGTTACCCCGTCCAATGAGGTGACGGTTCTCTTCATCAAAGGTTTTCATCAGGGTGGATAGCATTACTTTGTTGGGGCGATGCGCTTTGGTCACGTTGTCTGTGCTTTTTGCCAACGTGTTGCTAAATAAACTGATAGCCTGATCTCTATCAATAGAAGTATTATACCACATTTTCATCTGATCCATGCCATCGTTGGCAATGAAGTCAGATGCAGCCCTTATCTTACTGGCAAAGCTGGTGACAGAGAAGTTCTTTGAGTGGCGACCATACACATAGGCCAGCTTGTTACCATCAACAAGGGTATTGTAACACGCCTGACGGAAGTAACCCATCATCCCGTTGTTAGCCCATGTCCTGTTGTGGCTGGTGCGGAACTTGAACTGTGGTGTAACCGTATCATTCCTGCCGTCTATCGTTGTGGCTTCAGCATGGAACTTGGCAGTAAGTTCTAGCTGTTCACCATGACCAATTACATTGGTTTGGAACTCAGCACCATCAAGATCAATACCTGACATAGCAATAGCTTCTTCAATATTTTCTACAAGATCAAGATACTGAACAGGCTCATATTTATCAGACACAATTGCAATAGGCTCTTTGCTATCAGTACGACGTAGACCTACACCTAGTGAGGGATCAATCTTTCCCCCATCTACACCTCCAAAGTTAGGATTAAAAGCACCAAGGTCAAACGGTTCTACACGAAAGTTAATTACATCATGGTTAAACATTTTGATTCTCTTTCATCTTTAGGTTGAAACGTATTGTATATAAGTGCTGAATGCACTGTGACACTTTGTCACTGTTTTCTAGTTTTACTAAGCCATTCAACTGAAGTTGGCTCAACACTTCAAGAGTTTCTTCTATAGCCTCAAGCTGTGTCATAGTTCCATCTTTCATAACCCTCTGAAAGGGAACGCATTTCATGCTCAATCCAGCCATTTAGTTCTTGAATATTAATATCTTCAGGATCAACATCATAAGCAATGAGTTCCATATATTCTTCTACCATTGGGCGGCACCACTCATCGCCACCATAACGCAGAAACTTTTCAACATCTTCGATGTCTTTAAACTCAGGAATATTCACGTCACTCTCCTCTTAGTTGTATATCTTTTAGTGTGTACTCAGATAGTATACCATTAAACGTGTTAGAGATCAAGCACAATCCGTTCAACGTAGACGGTGCATTGGTCATGGTAAAAGTCATAGCTGCCATCAGAGATTCCTCTGCGATGTTTAGGTCGTCCATGTTTTCTTCTTGTAGTAAACTAAGTTCATTATAAACTTGGTTAAATACTTTCATGTTCATATGAAAGCTCCTCTAGTATATCATGCCATGCGTTCATTCGTACCCCGCATCAAGTAACTCCATGTATTCTAATGCAAATGGATGTACATCGTACAGTGTATGTCTATATTCTTTGGCTTCTTTGTAGGTTTTGTGGTAGGTAATCTCTCCATCACAATGTTTAGACTTCCACTTCCTACCTTCTTTAGTAATAATTCTAACACTCTCAATCATTATCTTCATCCTCTGGTTTTAGTGGTGGCTTGCCGCCGAAGTAGGTTTCTTGTATCCACTTGTAGTGTTCCGGTGTTCCCGGTTTGGGTGGCTTTACCATACCCGGCATGATCATATCATACAAGTCTACTTGTCTCTTCAACCAATCGTGATCTTCCTTACTCATCAGTTGTCTCCGGTTTAACATCCTTCTTCTTATTTGGAAGGATACGATTACGAAATAAGTGCTGTTGTAACATCTTGGCTTGGGGATTTCTCCTCACTCCATGTCCACGCTTGGACTTCCCCACAACACTTTTAAATTTTCCTTGTTCTTTTCTTCCCATTCAATTGCTCCTTGCACGTATGCCTCATAGTTTGCATCACGCTGCTCTCTATTATACCACCACTTGGGCATAACATCGTATGATAGCTGTTGTAGCTCATCCCATTCTTGTTTAGATAACATAGCTTTGATCCTTCTTCAGCCATTCCAGTTGCACCATAGCTATATCATAAGCCTGTGCTGGTGTCAAGTCAGTAAGCGAATAGATGGTGTACTTTAGACCGGACTTCTCGCCTGTGGTCTTGATCTTTTTGCGACGGCTCACGTCCCATGTAATCTTCCAGCTATCACCACCAAGTTCTACCTCTACGAAATCAATCATTGTCATCTCCAAATTCCTCTAAAAATTTTTCATGGATACAGGCGTGACGCATAGTGGTACAACCGTAACAGTCACACTCCTCATAGTCTTCTATTTGGTCATCTCTATTGGTCATCTTGTACCTCTATATTGGGTACGAAATCTTTGTCTGTAAACAACTGTAATTGAAATCGTTTGTTATCTTTATCCGTAACAGTCACGGTTACAGTTGCGAAGCTATCAAAGTTGCTATCTTGCTTTACTTTGATATCATTTACGTCAAATATCTGTAGTCCGTTCATGATTTAACCCTTTCATCTAGTAAATCTTCAACAATTTCAAGTGCTTGTTCTAACCTGCTATCATCACCATGTAAGGCTAGTTCAATAGCGGTATGCACCCAGTTTAGTTTAGCTCCTTTTGATAGGTCTATAATTTCCATTAGCTCATCCCTTCCCATTCTTCTTCTGCCCTGCGTGAGGCTTCCAAGATAGTCTCCAACTCATCTTCAGGCCACCCGTCTTCGAGCAGCCATTCCAAGTGTTCGTTGAATAAGTTCTCTTTGATGATCTCGTTTTGCATCACACTCATGTGCTTCCTCCATCCAATCTAGGGTTGCGTAATCTTCAGCCTTATCAACAGGATATCCCATTGAAATATATTTGTCAACTAAAATATCGTAGTCAGGCATAATTCACCTCTGCTTGTGTTTCAATCCATACTTTTGCACCACAACTTAGTGGCTTGTCAGGACTGTATACTATTTTACATGGCCCGTCAACATAAACTTCATGGGCATAGTTATTGTCCTTGTATGTCTTCACAGTTATCACTGGCTCACGTTCACCAGTTTTAGAATTACTCTTGATAACATGTTGATTTATATGGATAATTTTCTTCATTACTTCTTTACCCTTTTGTTGTGGATACGTACCATCTCTGCTCTCATGTCTACTTCTTTAGCAAAGCTATTGAACTGATGTCTGCTGCAACATAAGTTTTTAAGAAACCTATCGAAGTCAAAACATGGAGTAGAAAGATTATACAACAGTGCTTGTTGAAACTGCTGTTTCTTAATTGTCTTGTGAGTTAGTGGCATATGCATTGCTGCTGTCTCTAACGTCCTGATCTTGCATAGAATATCTTCTATGTGGTGTTCGTTGACTCTGTCGTATCTAAGACCGCCAGATTTAAATGTAGCGTTACCTCCATCTCCCTGTGTCAGTGATAAATACTTATTATCTTTTCTACTTTCCTTTCTGTTTATCTGCTTGTTGTAGATTGCAATCAGAATGCCAGCAGTTACTAAGTTATTGGCAAGATGATCCAAGAACTTTTTGTATGCTCTTGCTACTTGCTTGTCGTCCTTTTGTTTGGCATAGTATTTTGCATAGTCCATCAGTGTCCAGTTAGTCTTTCCAGAATTAAGCATCATAGTAATGTCGCCTATCTCTGAATCTTTTACCTTACATTCCATCACATACATTGGAATATTTAGATACATTGCTGCCAATGCTCTGTGCTCTCCATCTATTTTTATTATAGCTTTGTTGTCCTCAGTTATGTATACAATTATGGGCTGGAAGTTAAAGAAACCCATCTTCTTCATTCGTAGAATTATTTTTGCTACGTTATGGTCGTGTTGTTTACGATTGCCCAGTAACCTTTTCATGTTATTATACAATGGGTTATCTGGTTTTATCTCACGTACAACATTAACTACTTTACACTTCTCAAAATCTTTTCTAATGTTTGTAGATTTGGTCATTGTTTTAGTCCTTTGGTTTGATGCTATTTAATGTTATGTACTCTACGCCATACTACCCATGTGATCGCCTGTATTTCAAAAGCTTTCAGCGATCTGCCGTTCACTCGCACTCGTTTACCAGCCTTTACGTAAGCATCTGATATAGTTTTATATTCTTTTTTCCCCACGTTTGTCTTGTCGTTTGTTAGTCCATGACGTTCGCCATAGTATATATTCTTGGCGTGTCCGTCAACAGTACAAGTATCGTCGCCCATTATGTTGCGATAGAACGATACTATCTTCTGCCCATTGAGAATGTTAATAACACCCTCATGGTCTGGCATTTGTTCCAGTATAGACCATGCCTTGCGCTTCATAGTGTTGTATGTTGATACTTTGATATCGTCAATGCCATCACCGTTTAGAAAACCTGCAATCAGATCACGGGCATTGGCTACGTTTCGATCCCACTTGTTGTTAGGTGACAACGCCGCAACCACACCAGTAACTACGTGTACTTGCACGGATAGGTCTAACGCTATGCGATTGCAGTCTGCGTATGCGTTGGCGTACCACACTATACCGTCACGCTTTTCTTCTGGTGTTGCCAGCTTGTAGACTTTAATAATGTTATCAATCGACATTACTTTCA